AGTATAATAATTAAAACAAACACTATGAAAATTACAGCAAAATTAAGAAAAGAAGCTAGAAACAATGAAGGACAAAAATACATCCCTTTAAATATTGAAGGATATGATTTTAAAATAGGTTACGGATTAGATTTAAAAGATTCTAATATATTAGTAAATGATTACTCTTTAACTTTAAATGATGAATTAGTTATTGCATGGAATACATGGTCTAAAATAGAAAAGAAATTAAATGAAATAATTAATAAGAAATAATATGAGTTTAATTCAAGACGTAGACAAAGGATGTAATGTACACTTCTATATATATGAAGAAGATGGATGGTATTATATTGTAGATGATCAGGATGTTATAGTATGTGAATGTGAATCTTTAGAAGAAGCTACTAGTCTTCTATCTTAGTCTCTGTCTCTTCTTCTGATGGTCTTCCTACTGATAAGAACAAAGGAACTGATAAGAAAGCTATTATAAACAATGCTATATAGATTCCTTCTATTATTATAGATCTAATCGTTCTGTCTGTCTTACAATCTCTAACAGAATCTTTCTGTATCATATTCTTAATACCCATTATTGAATGTAGTATTTACCTGCATTAGCATCAATACAATAATACATACGCATCATTAACGTATCAGAGTAATCTGGTGATCTACCTATTATGTCTTTAATCTTATCCTTAGAAGCTATAGCTAACTTAGTGTCTGAATCTATCTTAGTTCTTTTAACTTGCTCCAACTCCTCTATTAAATCTGCTTTCATATCTACAGGCAATGTACATATAGATAATTGTCCTTTATTAATTTGATCTGCTAACTTGTAATAACATTGAGTTTTAAGGTTCTGATAGTTCTCTCCTTTTAATGCTTTGCTATTATTAACAAATCCTTTACATCTTAATATATCTTTTAATCCTCCTCCTACTCCATCCTCATCTACTATTATATTAGTAAGATTAACACTGTATTGTTGTTGTAGTAATTGAATGTATTCAGCTAATTGAGTTATTGTATTAGTAGCAAATTCTTTTACTTCTATTACTCTTAGACCATTCCATAACATTACTACTGATTTATCCTTACCAAATCTAGCAACGTCACATGTTATATATCTTTCTTCTGAATCTATAGGTTTATTACTAAACATTTGTACTATTGCATCATAATTGATTAATACGTCATCAGAGTTATCATACTCCCAGTTACCCTTCAATAGACGTTCTTGTGACATCTTATCCATTGTTCTTAATTGATCCTCGTAATGCTTAGATATATATTCATTGTCCTGTACATACGCCTGAATGAACTTCCTATATGGTCTTATAGTTCCGTCTAATGATGGTCTGTAGTATTCACTGTATACCCAGTTCTTAGATGGATTACATGACATAAACATCTTAGGTATTAAATTATAGTCATCTAACTTATATCTAATCCTTGAAGCTACTACGTTCTTTGCTTTCTCTGTTACCTGATTTGCTTCATCAATAAAAGCTCCTGTTATTTCTAATGATCCTAAACTATCAAAGTTCCTGTCACTAGGGTATAAGAATAAGTCTTTAAGTAATATCTCTGATCCATTAAAGAATGTAATGACATTAGTCTGTCCATTGTACTTATAATGTTTACCTGATTCTATATTCCAATGAGAGCATACTTCAAAGAATGTATTAAGTGTAGTCTTCTTTAATGCGTCTAATTTAGACCTACCCATTAAGTACCTAGTTCCTTTATACTTTAAACAACACATTATTATCCATGAACACCCTACCCATGATTTACCACCTCCTGCAGCACCACCATATAGTATCTCTTTAGTTGAGTCATTAAGTAAATGATCCATTGCTTCAGATTGTCTATCAGTAAATTCTGCGTTGATAGTAATCATTATTTCTTGTTGAATATGATTTGAATTGGTTCTTCTCCAGATGTTAGATCTATTTCTTGTTTCTCATTATAACCTCTAACTCTACCCTTAGTTTTTAAATAAAACATAGTAGCTTGTACTGAACCTGATTTTATTTGTGATATTAAAGCTTTCTCAACTAAGTCTAATGTTTTATCTGCACAGTCTTCAACTGCTTGTTTATACTCTGAGTCGTTCTCTAACCAACGATAATGAGCAGTACGACCTAACGATATACCTTTGTCTTCTAATTGCTTTAAAGCTTCGCTAACATTGCCTGTTGTCGTTCCTAATGCTATTATCATAGCTGCCTTCTTATCAATTGTTCTCTTTTGTTTCCCTTTGGTTCTTTCCATACTTACTAATAGATATAAAGATATTATATTTTTATACTATTAACTTTGGTATTCATTTGGTACTCTCAATCGTATTCCTAAGTCTACTATTGCCCATATACGTATTTGTTCACAATACTCTTCAAAGTCTTTAGTATTCATAGATGTTGTACTCTTAATAGATTGTAAAGGTATCTCTTTGTTATTGTGTTCTATCCTTATCCATTGTGTACTGAATTTAACTTTTAAAGCATCATGCATCTCATCTACAGTATATCCTAACTCTTTTGCTAGTGTTTGTACTATACATGACCAGTAATATTTATTTTGATTCATAGACCTGGTATTTTTATTTTGTTTCACTTCTACTACATAATTTGTACCTAATGATTGTAGATGTGTTATTAATAGTTTCTTATCGTTGTTATCGTTTATTATGAACTTCATTATATTGCTTCTCCCTTATTGTAACAGTCTAACTCTTGATCATCTAGTTCTTCTATAAGTAATAAGTTATTAACTGCTTGTGCTGCACATATATTAGCGTATGTAAGCATCTGGTAGTTTGTACCTGCTTTTTGACTTGTTGGTAGTGTAAGCATTACTTCTCTGTCAAATTGATCTAATACTATTAAATAAGGTACGTCATTACATATTGCTTCACATATAAATGATTGTAGTTCTATTAAGTTTATTTGCTCTTCCATAGTTTCTGTATTGTTTTAGTTAGTTATTTAATTGACTCTTATATATATCCTGCCATGTCTTAGCAGTATCTCTAGACTTATCTTCTCTTTCTATCTCTATCTCTTTCTGTAAGTTGGCTAATGCTCTCCATGCTACTTTAGCACTATGTCTAACTCCATCAGTGTCTATTGTACCTGCTTCTAATAGATGTCTAGTTAAAGCATCTAATTCATCACCTGATTTACTTCTATCCCAGTTTAAAGGTTTATTAGGATTGTGTTGATCATTACCTACCTTAGAGCATTTAGCTACATCTCTTATAGCATCTGGGAAGTATTTCAATACTCCTGAGAATACTGGAGTGTTCTTTCTATCTGAAGCTCTCATTAATTCTATCTTTTTGTCAATGTTTTCTTTATCCATTATTTCTTTTCTTTATTTGATTCATATTCTTTTATGTTCTTCTCTATGTTGTTTACTTCTTTGTTAGGCGATAATATATATATTAAGGTTAACAGTAATGTAATTGCTATCATTATACTTGTATGTCTTTGTCGTTAGAGAATAAATCAGTCATTGCGTTCTGTAGTTGTTCTGCTAAGTGTTCTAACATCATTCCTATTGTTATTGCTGATACTGTTAGTAGTAGTGCGATTAAATTCATAATGTAATATGTTATTTGAGTTAGTACTATTATTATTATTTGTAAAATGTCTTTTAATTTATTTTTCATAGTTTTATTTATTTTATTTTTAAATTATTTTATTATTTTATTTTTATTTTAATTTAATTTTATTATTTTTAAAATGTTTTTTTATTTTGTTTTTTTATTTTGTTTTTAAAATGTTTTTTTAATTTAATTTATTTTAATTTATTTTTATACTGCAAATATAAGTAATATTTTTTACATGACCAAACAAAAAGAGAGAAACTTTTAAATCTCTCTCTTCTTATATAGTATGTAGTATTATTATCTGATTGCTACTTTCTCTTTAGTTCCGTCATTATATACCTTAATATACACTTGATTTGACTCCATATTCTTAACAGGTTGTCCTAACATGTTGTATATAGCTGATACTTTTCTTACTCCGTTGAATGGTACACATCCTATACAGTCTTCTATACCAGATATAATAACTGTAGGATTCCATGCTAGTACTACTAAGTCATCAATCATCCAAGCTAAACCCCATGATCCAACTCCTACGAAGCTAAATGTAACATTGTCTCCTGTTTGTACGAATGAAGATAGATCGATGTAATGAGTACTGTCTTGAAAACATTCTGATAAGTCTGCAGCTACACCCATTGGAATAATATCTGCATGTAATTGTATTAGTGTGTCAGTACCATTACTATTAGATACCTTAACGAATACTGAATCGTATTCATCATAAGCTCCAAAGAACGATTGGAATCCTATACCATAGTTGTCATGACCTTCTAATACTACATTGTCTAATAATTGTAGTTCTCCATACTGAACATAAGCAGGATCTGGTTGAGCATCAAAGTCAATCATAGCAAATCCATTAGAAGCAGTGAATGATGATATAGCTGACATATAACCTGATACGAATGATCCATAAGGTGATACTGTATCTACTACGAATTGAGTGTAACCTAAGTTAAGCCATTCAGTACTGTCATCAAATTGATTATTATATTGTACATCGAATACAGGGTTGCCTAATCCGAATTGAGCTGATGCTCTTTGAGTCATAGATAAAGCTATAAACATAATAGCGATTAATATAAGACAGATTTTGTTTTTAGTTTCCATAATTTTATTTGTTTTTAGTTAGTAATTTATTTGTAGTGTAAATATATGTAATTAATTTTAATTAACCTAATGTTTTAGTTAAAACTTTCAATTACCTTCTTAATTCCTTTATAACAAGCAGCTAAACATGGTGCACAATTAGTATTAACATCATACTTACCATTGTATAAAGCATTGTATAATTCAATCATTTCTTTCTTGACTTTGTTATTCTTTGCTCTTCCTGTCTTAATGTCTTCCCATATCTCCAAAGCTTTATGCTCTAAGTCTGATGGGATTTCACCTAATGGAATTGTAGTAGATGTTGCTAACCATTTATTATCTGGACATCTCATAGCAGCAATTGATGATTTGATATTCATAAAACACATACACCTTCTACATGTCATTGTTGGCTTGTATAATAAAGGGCAATCATTACATATTGCAAGTCTTTCTTTCTTTACTTCATTTGTAGCGAAAAATGTGTTCATAGTTTTATCTGGTATTTATTAATATATTTGTTTAGTCTACCATAAGGTACGTTCATCTTATCAGCTACTGCAGTAAAATCATTATCATTATCTTCCAACATATCCATGATTAATTGTTTAGGTATATAGTTAGAAGGTACTGGATTGATTCTATACTTAGTATTATATTCAGATTGAGATATAACTCCATAGTCATTAAGCTTCTTAGATTTTTGTTCTCTTATAAATGCTGCTAACTTAATCTGTTTAGTTGCTTGTGTAATAGAGTTAAATACCTCATGTCTACCTATGTTAGTTTTCTCACTAATCTCAGTCATTGACATACCATCTAACTTATTCATCCTGAACAGTTTAGATAAGTAATAAGATATATCTTCATTAAGTATAACATCTAAGTCTGTTAGTAATGATGCAGTAGTATTTTCTTCTGTTACTACAGTTAAGTTCTCTAATGGTTCTATGAGGTTTCCTGCGTCATCTACATAAGATTTAAGATCTGTTAAGTTCTCAAGGTTTTCTCTCCTTGTTTTATAATAGTATCTTGATCTTACTGATGTTGCTTGAGTTATTATTGTTCTACATATATATTTTATAACTCCATCAATAGTATCTTTATTATACATAGATATAATCTTCTTATCGTCTGTTGTAAGAAAGAACTCTAATGACATATTAACTACTTCATCTCTTTCGTACTGAGACCATACATGTCTGTTAGCACTTTCTTGAAACTTATGCATATAAGTCATTACTTCATTATTTATATCTTTTCTACTAAGCATTGAATCTAGATATAGCTGATAAGTTTTCAACAACTGTTTGTAATTCCATATCTAATACAGTTTTAAATCCTCTTACATCTGCTCTATTGTCATCTGTTTCCAATCCTACAAATAATCCTTGAGCTAATACTGATACATTAATAGGTAGAACCATTAACCAGTCATAATAGTTAGATTCATCTTTGTCTCCATAGTTATTATGATAGTCTACTATATTACCTAAAGACTCTTCATATAGATTGTATTGTGATTCTGTAGTTATATCCTTAACCATAATAGTTAATATATCTATATAGTCTTGTACGATTACTTTGTGTACTTCTCCTGCGTATATTGGTGTGTTCATAGTTTTAATTGTTTTTAGTTAATACTCTTATTTAATTTAATTGTTTTTACTTTATCTTTATAGAGATCGATCATATAATCATAATCATGTCTACCTATCTTTCCTAATTGTCTTGACTTCAACTGCATAGCTTCGGCAGTTCCTTCTCCATATTTCTTATCTAAGTATTTAGACATCTCATACTGCATTCCTTGATTATACATATTACACCCCATACACTGTACAGCACAATTTTGCTCTTCGAATCTTGTACTCATGTGACGTCTAGACATGAAGTGACCATTCTGTAGTTTCTTGTAATGATTAGAAGTATTACATGTTACACAGATTGCTATACCATCTATACTACAATCTCTTAAACGAACATAAGTAGAGAATATTGCATCTAACTCTTTCTTAAGTTTTGTAATTGGTTTTAGTTTTTTCTTTTTCATATTAGTTACTGAACATTGTTTGGTTAGTAATTGCTACATCTTTGTTTGGACTGACAATTTGTCTGCTATCTGACTTTATGTCATGTTGTCTGAATGATGAAGTAGCTCCATTGAAGTCTAAAGATAGTTTAGTATTTGCTCCTGATCTATTCTTTACTAACATCATATCGGTTTTGTCATCATGTGCTGCATCATAATATGATGGTCTATGTAATAATATAATTCTATTTGAATCTTGTTCTATACTTCCTGATCCTTTTAACTCATGCATCATAGGAGTTTTATCATCTTTATTAGCTGCAGCTCTATTTAATTGAGCTAATGCTATTACAGGTACTTTTAATTCTGCAGATAGATTTTTTAAGTTCATAGTTATATGTGATATAATATCTGGAGTAGGTTTTTTGTTTACTTCTAAGTCTGCTACTTTTAATATCTGAATGTAGTCTACAAATATTATGTCTAATCCTCCTTTTGCTTTCATCTTTCTTGCAGTAGATTTTATTGATTCTAATGATAATCCTGCTTTGTCCATCATTGTAATTCCTTTAGACAATTGTGGTAATATATTACTAACTAAGTTATCGTACTCTTCTGGACTTGTAGCTCCATTAGTTATGTCTTGCGTATTATACCCTGATAGATTAGCTAACATCTTATCTGCTAACTGTTTAGCATCCATTTCACAAGAAGCAAATAATGTTTGATAACCTTTTAATATTGCAGTAGAACATAAATTTAAAGCCATTGTTGTCTTACCCATTCCAGTCCTTGCACCTATAGTAACTAACTCTCCGTCCTTATTCCATCCATTAGTAGCTTGATCTAAGAATCTAAAACCTGAAGGAATACCCATTGCTTTATCTGGATTATCCATTCTTTCTTTTGTATCTAGTAATGCTTTTGAAAATATATCTACTCCTTGATGAACTCCTTCTTTATCTATATTATCAATTCCTTCTATTGCATTAGCCATAGTCTGCATTGAATCAAATACATCTACATCACTTCTATATGCTCCATTAACCATCTTAGTACCTACAGTAATAAATGATCTTTTCATTCTTAATTCTATTAATATAGCTGCATAAGTATTAAATGAATCTTCATTAGTTATAGATGTATTTAGTAAAGAACTAAATTCATTCATGTTAACATTACTCTTAGAAAGAGCTGAATGCATTGTAGTTATGTCAATTGATCCTCCTTCTTCTTTCTGCTTATTGTATTCATTAAATATTAAAACATGATTAGAATCATAGAAACAATCTGCTTTTAAATGATCTACTATGTTAAAGTGTCTTGAGTCTTCAGAGACTATTAAGTAACCTAGTATGTCTCTTTCTATTTTAATGTCTGATGGTAATACTTCCTGTTTAATCATATTGTTTTATTTTTATTATGTTGCAAATATACAACTATTTTTTTAACTGTGCAAGTTTAATCTCAACTTTTTTATATTGACCTTTTAAGAAGTAGCCATTAACTTTATCTCTTACATCTTGAAGTCTTCCTTCTCTTCCTGATGCTTCCCAGATATCCTTTGCGTCTCCTTCTAACATCCCTAAGTTCTCCATTAATAATTGTTTATCTGATTTTACCAGAGGAGTTTTTAATGCATAGTCTTCTTGATTATATTCTTTGTCTCTTAATACTTTGAATAAATGAGAAGTAAATGAATCATTCTTGTGCTTAACCTCTAAGTATCTTTGCATTCTTATTAACATCTCTTCTACATCTTCAGTCTTAATCTTATAAAATTCTTTCTTAGCTTTCTGCTTATCACCTATTCCTGATCCTTCATTCTTATGCTTATTGAAACCTTTCCAAAGTTTTTCAAATCTAACATCTTCAACTATTATAGGAGTAGTTTTTCTATCAACTCCATTAAGAATTAACTCTCTAGGGTTTGGTTTATTTCTAACAAGTCCATCCGTACCTATTAATGATTTATCTGTTTGTCTAGATAATATATTTCTATCTACTAAATTAGTTATAATTCTAGCAACAGTACTTCTACCAAGTCCAGTTACATCTGCCATCTGATTATTAGTTAGTCTACATTCTCCTAATGATGAATTAATATCACTATAGATTATATATACTACTTTAAATTCTGCTCCTTCTAATTCTTTTATTGATTTTGTTAGATAATTTTCCATGTTAGTTATTTTCTTTTGAGTTATTAATTATGTCTTCTCTTAATGATTCTAATATAGTTAATGAACTTAACCATACAGTACCATTCTTTTTTACTAATGTGTTTGCTAATTTAATCTTTGCATCTATTAATTCTAATATTTCTTTTGTTTCCATAGTTTTATTTGTTTTAAAACGAAGGGAGGAGTTTAACCCTCCCAACGTATAGTTATTTATTAAAATGGTAATCCAGAGTCTAAGATCTCATCATTGTCTTCATTACTTGAAGAACTACCTGTTGCTTGAGCTACTGCGTCAATTCTCCATCCATCAATGTTATTGAAGTAACGTCCATTCCATTCACTAGAACTAACATTTACTCCTACTTTTAAATCTGTACCTTCTGAAAATCCATCAATCATTGCTACTTTATCGTCTCCGAAGAAAGATATAGCTACTAGATTATTATACTCTGCATTAGTATCTAATACAATAGTTTGTTTTTTCCAGTCCTTACCTGCTTTAGATACTCCAGATTCTACTGCTAATTTTATTTTTAACGTTCCTATTATTTCCATGTCATTTATTTATTTTAGTTATTATTTAATTTAATTTGTTGGTCTTTTGAAGTCTTCACTTTCGTCTTGACTCATAGCACCTAATTCATACATACCTGAGATTTTCAAGATTGCTCTTGACATAGCTCTTTTTTCAGCCATCTCTAATACATAGTAACTATTGGTGTTACCATCCTTAAATGAAGAACCTTTTATAGCACTTCCGAAAGTTTGGATTTGTTTGTCACCTTTAGTAGCAGTAGCTTTCATTCCTGCAAAATTAGGTTCGCATCTTATAACGTCATAAGTAATTGCGATCTGTTCTATTGCTTGAATCTTATCCATACCACTTCTAGTGATAATCATATAATGAGCATGTTTAAAAACATCGTCACTAGTTAGATTATATTGTTTATACTTCTCTGTTAATTTTTCTCTATTCATAGTTTTAATTATTTATTATTAGTAATTCTTTATTATTTAATTCATACTGCTTTAGCATATCCTCCGTTAGATTCAACGTATAAGTACCTGTAATGTTATCTAAGCCACTATTTTGACATCTTTGTCTGTCAGTACCAACTAAGATACATGATCTTATAGCGTCTCTCTCACAACTATACTGAACTGATCTAAAATCTGTATTCATTAATAATTGATCATGCTTTGCTATTACTTCAGTTCCTTTATAGTAATATAATTTAGCTTCTACAATTCTATTGTCTAAAGCATCTATAAATGATTCTCTTTGTTCTGCTTGTTCTATTAGCATTGCTTTGTATTCTTTGTCTGTTAATGGTGTTGGTCTCATGATTTTTTTATTTATTGTTATTAATTATAGTGCAAACATACAACTTCTTTTTTAAACTACCAAACGAATTCAGTTATTTTTTTATAATCTTTTTTTGAATAGTTATCTTTATGATCTAATACTATCTTAGACAATGCTTGATGTGAAAAGGTTTGTATTTGATGTTGTGCAAAAAAGAACGTTCTTCTTTCTTTAATGTTTGTCCATGTTTGAATTTGTTCTTCTTCTAATCCTGATGCATTAAATTTATATTCTTCTGCATATTCTACATATATAATCCATTGATCATACATATCTTGTGCTGCTATTTTAGATTCTTCTAGTAATATGACTTGAGTGTCTATTCCTAATTCCATCCATGTTTCTTTAAGTTTGTCCATTTGTTTATATATTTAATTATTAAAGTGCAAACATACAAACATAAAACTAAAAAACCTAATAAAAATGAAGTTTATTTTCAAATTTATTAAGTTCTTTATAACTTACTAGGGAAGGTTTTAACTATCCTTACCTAATTTCATTGGTAATAAGATCGGTAATTCTCCTGAATCCAATACAACCATACAAGAGATTGCAGGTTTCTTTCCTGCTTTAGCGTAACCGAATGCATAAGCTTTATGATCAATTCCACAACCTACCTGAGCTGTGAAAATAGAATAGTTAATTCCTACATATCTTTCAACATAATTTTGTGTATGTAAATGACCTTGTACTGTAGACATCATATCTGCACGACCTTTTGTCCTCGCAGTACCTGCTTCTCCATGAACATATTGTACACCATCATAGACTACTCTTTCAGTAAAATTCCAGTCTGGAGCATTCAATACATCTGAATATGTTCTTATCCATTGTTTAGGTATTCCTCCTGATTGAGCTTTTCTTGCAATTAATCTATCATGATTACCTATCATTACGTCTGCTTTTGGAAATGCTTTCACCCATCTTGATAATTTATTAATAGCTAATTCTAATTCATCACCTCCTCCTAATGCGTTTGCATCTGTCTCATGGTAACTCGTATAATGATTATCTATCACATCACCTATGAATACAACTCTAGTACAATTAAATCTAGTGTACTGATCCTTACAGTGTTGTAGGTAAGATTCTAAACAAAAAGGTTCATGTAAATCACCTATTACAAGTACATTCCCTGTATCATCTTTACGCATTCTTAAAACTTCTTTCGCTTCATGCTTCTTTAATCTCATTCTAGTTGTCTTTGCTTTTTTGATTTTCATAGTTTAATTATTTATTTAGTTATTAAAGTGCAAACATAAGGTAATTATTTATAACTACCAAATGTTTTGCTATTTATTATTATTTCTCTTCTCTAAAGTTCTCCCTCCAAAGTATGCACCGATTGTAGTAATTAGAATTATTTGTAAAAGATCAGTATAATTTTCTCCTACATTAAAATTAATATTACCTGAATCAATAAATACTAATAGCATTGTACAAACTACTAAAAATATTAATACTAATGGTCTAATGTTTTTGCTTAATAAAGAATCTGAAGACATATCAGACATCCATCTATTAGTTACATTTCGTTCTACATCTGCTTCATATCTTGCAACTAATTCTTTAATCTTTAATTCTGCAGCTAACTTTTCATCCTTACTTGTTATAACGTCATCTAAGACGCTTCCTATTGAATCTACTAGCTTAGAAGCTCCTGTAGAAAATAGTTTGTTTAATATACTCATTTTATAGTCTGTTTTTAATTAGTAACTCCATTGTGTTTAATGCATAATTATCTAAAATTACTTGCATTAACAATGTGTGTGCTTTCTTACTCTCGAATACGATATCGTTTTTTGCTGACATTCCTGTTAATATACATCCTTGTGTATCTTTAGCAGTATTACCTATATGAAATAAGATATAACTTCTATCAGGTACTTCCATTACTTGTAGATGTACATAAGGAAACTTTCTAGATTTTTCTCCTCCTCTTACTGTTAAGTCATAAAGACCACAAGGTACAGAGGAAATATTAGTACTATTTGCTAAGTAAGGTAATTCTAATGTTTTACAAACAAATGAACCATTTAAATATAAAGATCCTATAATACTTTCTTGAGTAAATCTTTCTCTTTCTAATATTAAGTGTGCGTTATTTTTAGTTTTCATATTTGACAGTATAAATTTTACAACCTTTAACTTCATTTATTAGTACTCTTTCTTTTACTACTGGTTTTGTTTCTTTTTCAGAGTCCTTAATGTATTTAGGATTTGTTGATCCGATTTTAGTTTTCTTCATTGTTTTATTGTTTTAGTTATTAAAGTGCAAACATACAACAAAAAAATTTAATAACCTAATCTTTTAGTCTTTTATTTCTATTTGATTTTGCTTCAAGGATTTTGTATACAGTATATATAACTGATAGTAAAAGTAACATAGTTCTTAATCCTGCGTCTAAATGCTCTATTGTAGATGTAAACATCACACCACACATTATTGACATTTGATATGCGAAGTCTTTTATTGTTTCTAGCATAGCTTTATATGTGTATACCTCCAAAGAAAGCTGAAGAGTGATCTGGATTTACATCTGCTCCAGTGTTCGTTTTGTATTCAGGAAATAAAGATACGTTATTACAAATGTAATCTATCATTCTATTTTCATAGAATTCTGCAGTATTTCTAACTTCTTCTCTTAAATCACTAGCTTCAGAAGAAGATATAGGATTAGAGGTTTCTGAAGTTTTAGATACTATATTATTGTTCTGTACTTTAAATCTTAAGAATGGAATGCATTCGTAAAAGCTCCAGTGTACAAGCATGTCAGCAATATAATTATCTACTAATAATTTGTAATTACCTGTTAACGTACCTGAGACTATGTCATTTGAAATCTTATTATATAAATCTGATCCTAGTCTTTCATGGACATGCTTCTCTTGTGCTACCCTTATATATGGGAGTAAGAATTTTGCGTCGACGTTTCCGTTTATTGCAGTAGATTCTTTAATTTTTGTTTCTGAGACGAAAAGTGAATATGACATTGTTTTGTTTTTTTATTTATTAATAAATCCTTTGTTGACCATATCGTTAGGAGCAACAGGTACTTCTTGTTCATTTGGTTTAGTTTTAAATCCTTGTGATCTTGCTGCAGTAGTAGTTATAACTAAGTCAGAATTCTTTGGTCTTTTACCTTCTTGTACTAAGATGAATCTTCTCCATGAATGTTTACAAGCTCCTCCTCCTTTATACTTCCAAATAGAGTACTTATCAGCTCCTTTCTCACCCCATCCTGCATTGACTACCATACTAGACATTTTAATGATATCTTCTTTTCTAAAAACTTTATTACTAGACATCATTTTTTGACAAAATTCTCTTTCAGGATTACTATTACCTACATACTTATATCTAACTCTATATATGTTATCATTATCTTTTTGCTTACTAGTTCCATCTTGTTCTGATTTTCTATTAGGATAAGCACCTCCTACACTTGCTAATTCTAAATGATTGTTATTTAATTCAGTTTCAAAGTCAAAATCTTCTCCTTCTTCTAAACTGTCATCTTCATTTAATATATCAAAACCTTCCATTGTATCACCATTATTAGATAGGAAGTCATCTAACTGGCTACTAAAAGACTGCTTACTCATTTTTACTTCTTCAGAGTCTTCTTCTTGTGTTTGTTCATCTTGTTCTAGAGCTTTTAATCCAAGTTCTTCTCTAATTTCGTCCTGAGTCATAACTTCTTTAATTGTAGCCATGTCGAATCTTGAAGATACTGGTTTATTCTGAGTTATCTCTAAAGGTAGATCCATTCCATTAACTGAAAGTATTTTAGATATAGACTTCAATAATACTGATTGAAATGGTTTAATAACTGTATTTAAGTATATTTCAAAAGCATCTGATAATTCATTAGCATTAGATCCAAATCCATTCTCTGACTTAATACCGAATAACATTGGACTTGTAACTCTATGAGCAGTAAGTACATTTGCTACCATTAATTCTTGAAGAGCTAAATATTGCTCATGTTGTGTACCTTGCGTTAAAGGAGTTATAGTAGGTGTCTTAGTGTTATCATCAGAAAAAGATAATATCATCTTACCTGCGTTCTCAGAACCTCCAAACTTCTTTTTAAGATTGTTTTCTATTTGATTTCTTTCTTGTGTTGTAGGAATTCCATTAGCAAATGAAATAAAATGACCTCCAGTAAATCCTGAACTAATAGAGTTTAAATGAAACTCAGAAATTTTACTATCAATTAAAGCCCAGTTACAACCTGCAGAATAATCTGGACATCCATATAAGTCTAAAGAAGGAGAATAAGACTTAACATACATAATTTGAGAAACTGAAGTTCTATCATTAGTATTAAAAGCAGGAACTGATACTGGTTCGTTATTTCTCAAGTCTGACCAATTAGCACTAACAAAATACTCTTCTACTCTACCCATAACGTTAGGTTTACCACTTCTAATTCTTTCTACTGGTACATGAAATACTTCAGAAATTGCTGTTTTTTCTCTATTATATACTACATTTAAAGCAAAAGCTCCTTGTAATTTATAATCAAAAGCAATCTTTTTAAATACTTCGTTTATATTTTCATTACTATTAAAGTTAGCAAAGAATTTTTTAATCTTTACTAGATTGTTAAGATCCTCAGTATCAGATACTTCTACAGATTGACCGGCGATCATGTCTGAAGTTGCGTTTATAATAGCAGCATGTGTAGAACTTCCGTAATATAAATCAATTAAGAAATCTGGATATCTATTAGCCCAGTCTTCGTTACCATATTCTACCCAGTCTTTAGAAGCAACTTCTATAATTCTTGGTGATATGTCAGATTCTAAGTTTATATTAGAAATTGTATTTTTGTTTGTAGCCATAGTATTTGTTTATTTGGTTAATGATTCAAATTTATTATTTGCAGCTTTTTGTGTTCTATATCTTCCTATGAATTTAATATTACCATTCTGAACAATCTTAACAGACCATCCTTTGTGTGATTTCTGAACTTCTTGGTAAATCTCTAATTCTTTCTTTTCTTTTTTCATAGTTTCTATTTTAATTATTTGCAAATATACAATAAATATTTTAATCTACCTAATAATTATCGTAATATTCTTCATTTTCATCCATCCATCCCTTAGAGTCTATCATTCTAATTGCTTCCATTCTACTCATTATTGACCTTACTCCTACACATTCGTTAAGAAAACTAGGATATGTGTCCATATAACTTAATAGAATTTTTTCTGAATTATTTGAATATGTTAGTGTATTAATACAGGTTTGATTAATCTCAGAGAAATCAATCTTACCTATATCAACTTTATTCATTACTATATAATATCTCATTATGATAAACCTGTTATTGATACATTAACTATATCATTAGATACCATATTCTGTAGTCTTAACATTGTGTAATTTTGGTCTGAAGTTTTAACATCATTTCTAAGGTTATTAGAATAACTATCTAAAGAACCATCACCCATCA